GTGGTATCTCCAAAGAAACTTGGGAAGCATTTGGCAAAGACTACTTGGAAGTCATGCCTACTGTTACTGGTAAGAACGCAGAAGCTGTATCTAATGCAGCTAAATTGTTCCTTGCTAAGTTCCAGCCTTGCAAAACCAACAAGAAGATTCTTGCATTCCTCAAAGATCAATTGGCACTGTGGTTTGAGAACACTCAGAACCAAGAAGACTTGGCTGAGTGCTATGAATTCCTCTCCAACAAGGCAGATGTGCTGTTGAATGCTGATGAAGCATCTCTCTTAGCTAATCTGTAACACTGCCAGAGTGCGATAGTTTCTTGCTGCGACAAGGCGTTAATTCGCGGCGGCAGGATTCTTAACCACAGTAATCTCAGGCTAGATGTACACCTGAGATTACTCTATTAAGAATAACTTATAAACCACAGTGTGATGCGACAATACCAACCTATATGGGAACAAATTAAAAAGAAAAAATTCTGTAGTATATCCGCAGTGCCACAACTCCACCGTAGAATTAAGAAAGCGGTGATGAAAGAAAAGTATATGGACACTGCATGGAAACTAGAATGTAATCTCTCAGGAGTTGACTATCTACTAGATATAATTACAGCAGGACATGTAATCACATTTAAACTTAAACATCCAAAACTATCATTAGAGGACTTATAAATACTATGCACACATCATTCACTTTAACCATTGCAGGCTGTAAGAATTGCCCTTACCTTAGAGGGTCAAACATTAATAAAACGTGTTCAAAGATTCTTACTGCACCTCTCACCTATAAAGTAGTGACAGATAACATGGAGTCTCTTACTCCTACTTGTCCTATGGTAATTAAGGGAACCGCAAATGATTATCCTAACTAATGACAATCTCTTAACTGCGCTGGTATTTATAGTGTTAGTTTCTGCTTCTATAAATCTCGCACTGGATTATGTATCTAACACGCTTAACTCTGGACATAAAGATTGGAGTGAAACATAATGGGTAAAGTCTACATCCCAATCCTTGCTACTCTAGTAGTAAACTCCGCTCGTGCCGCGCTGTTAAGAATCAACACTGGCACACACTGGATACCCCACTCAGTCATGACAGATGACTCAGTAATTATAGCTAAAGATAAGGCGTATGACACTGAGTATCTATTTGAGATAGAATCTTGGGCACTGACACAAAAAGGCATTAAGGTATAATTGTATATGAACTCACTCTCTCTAACATTTGCAGCAGGCGTAATCTTTGCTCACTGCATTGCTCTCTTAGTTATTCTTGATCTCCTTGTGAGAAAGATTCCTCCAGCTATGATCTCTGTTTTAGCTCTCAGAATATGTAAGTATGCTGGTATCTTCACAATAATTTTGTGTTGCGTATCAATCACAGTGGCTGCCTACTCATACTCCTACTATCTCCTAACTCATATCTCCTAACATCTAACTCATATGGCTCCTACTAAATTGCACTTCTCTCAGAAGAAATGGTATAAACCTCTGAATCCATTAAGAAAGAACTAAAGTCATGACACCTTCAGAACAAATTGCAGAAAAGATTCTAGCACTAGAGACTGCAATACTAGAAACTAATCCTGCTATGCCATCAATGCTAAGAGAGATTCACACTGCTCTTCGCGCCGATGAGGAACTAGTAACTACCTTAGATGAATCCCAAGTAGCAATCATTGTTAAGGGATTAAGCAAGCAGACTAACACTGTGATTGTTACTGCTGCAATGAAGACTAAAGGTAAAGCTAAGAGTTCATTCACATTAGAGGATCTGTAATCATGCCTGTATTTATAAATGTTACCTTAGACATTGCAGATGTAGTTATGGTACTCATGGAAAAGCTTTGCTTTAAGTATCCAAACGCTTCAGTATCTTCCCTTGAAGTTGTATCCTACAATACAGTTTTGTTCAAAGTAGAAAAAGATATGCTAGTCAGCCCTAGTAAACATAAACTTGTCTTTGATAGCTGTGAATTAAGTAACTAGAGTAAATCATGACAACTAACATTACTAAACAGCAACTAGAAAACGCTGCTCGGGCTATGGGACTTGACGGCGAATGGTCGGATACTTTTACGAATCCCCCAAAAGGAGAGCCTATGTTTATCCCATTTGGTGGAAGAGGTATGTGGCAGCCTCACCTACCAACCACACAAGGCAAAGCAGACTTGATGGATTTGATGCTGGCTTTGAAGATAGTTTACATTGATTGTGGTGATTATATGTGGGTAGTGTATGAAGTAGAGGTTGAAAGGCGTGAAGGTAGCGGGCGGATACTAGAGTGCAACGTACAAATCATCAACGGCGACAAATACGCAACACTGGCAGAAGCTGTTGTATCTGTGGCTTCGCAGATTTGGGAGAGTAAAAATGTGTAACTGTACGCGGCTAGTTTATCCGCCGCCGTATGTCTGTAGTTACTCAGGCGAAATCATGCAAGATGAGCCAATGGCTTACCCAGATACGACTGATATTGATATTGGCAGGTTTAAGTGCAATGTTTGCGGCGAGGTGGGGTACTACACAGGTAAATGGAAAACCTTTTGGGAGAGCAAGCAATGAGTAACGATGCTGTATTTCAAACACTTAAAGGCAGCTACAACAACACCCGTGTAACAGTGAATTTACTTGCAAAAGAAGGCGCACAACTTCGCTTTGAAACGCTGACGCAAAGCGCGCCAGACGAAACGATTTTATCGAGAAAAGACGTGGCTGTGGTTACTTATTTATCTCCATTCTGACATCACACTAAGGAATCTAAATGAACACACTAACACGAGATCAGTTTCACAAAATCCTAGAGGATGTAGGCATCGCATCCTGCGACAGAGACGCAATGAATGCAGCGTTTGCATTAGGTGTAGCGCAGGGCGTACAGCAAGAGCCTGTTACGCTCAAGATACTCAGAGACATACAGACAGCTTTACGGGAAGATTTTGTTGTACATTACGGAAGCTATCTTAGTATGCAAGTAGATAAGGCGCTAGAAAACAATGACTAATTACCAAAAACTACGTACCAAAATTATTGCTGCAATCTTAATCTATTTCCTAGCAATGGTTGCTGCAACCATTTGTTTAATAGCTACTTCTTATGACTAATTCCACCTTAATCCCAACTCTTGCAGGAATTAAAACTCTTTGGAAAGGTAACAGGCATGATGGTAACTTACATCTATTCACATCTACATCCCCCAACATACCAGCAGGAGTAGTTCTCTGTCATTTCATAGCAGTAGATATAGAATTCACTTGTGGAATAGATACAGCTGGGATGCAAGATACTCCTCAGCCATTAGAAGACACAATCCTAGAGAATTTTGATTCATACTAATGCAAATAAAAACTGAAGGCTTAAAGAATGGAACAATCGTTATACAATAGAACATTAGGTGCAAAGGTTTGGTTTGCTTGCTGGAAAAGTAAAGTTACTTACCAAAATTACCGACTAATAGCTGAGTGGCTAAGTTGTCTCCAGTACATCAACCCAGATGATAGACTTTTATTACCTTACCTAGAAAGATCAATGCTAGCCCATTACCATTCCTTCCCAGATAAGCATGTCATTCCTCTCTACTCTGCCTACTGGAGTTTAATGTCAGTGCCTACTAATCTCGACCTAATACAGCAAGCATTACTTAACGCAAGAATACTATCATGGACACAAGACTGCAACAACTCTCATATTCCTCTCTCTTAACATTACATGCGTGCCCGCGCAAGTTCCAGCTGCAAAAACTATCTACACAAAGAGAGTCAGTAGGTTCACCTACATTTGCATTTGGGCACGCAGTGGGCATGGGAATTCAATCTTCACTGGAAGGTAAGAATTGGAATCAAGTAGTGTTTGATATGTTCCTAGCATGGGACATTGATCTGTTTGCGGAAGAAGATAAGGCTAAGAAATCTTTCTTTTATGCTGTGTATGCAGTACAAAAATTTCAAGCTTTACTTCCTTCCTTAGACTTATCCAACTATGAGGTAGCAATCTTTAAAGGTAAGCCAGCAGTAGAGTTATCATTCCGCATTGCTGTAAAGAGTGGGTTTAACTACCGCGGCTTTGTAGATGTAGTATTAGTGCATAAAATTACAGGTGAGCTCTTAGTGTTAGAGTTAAAGACTACTGCTATGACCAATGTAGATGAAGCACAGTATAAGAACTCAGGGCAGGCGCTAGGTTACTCAGTAGTTCTGGATGCTATTGCACCTCTCACATCTTCATACAAGGTGGTGTATCTAATATATAAATCAAAGGCGCAAGAGTACGAAGTAATGGAATTTACTAAATCACATACAGTTCGCGCGCTGTGGATACAGCAGTTGATTATGGATGTTGACCTTATCACTATGTATGAGGACAATGCCATCTATCCTGCATACGGAGAATCTTGTTACTCTTTCTTTCGCGCCTGCGAATTCTTTAACCTGTGTGGCATGTCTACTGCTAGACTGATTGCACCTCCGCCTTTACCAATAGGAGTTGAAGCAGAGGTTAAGAAAGAAGAATACACCCTAGAATTAAATCTCATGGATTTAATAAACTCTCAGTTAAATAAAACTATTTAATTTTACTAAAAAATTTTTTAAAGGAATCTAATATGAAACTCACTGTAATCCTCTTTATAGCAGTATCTATTACTGCGTGTACTGATTTATCAGCACTCTTAATCCATCCAGATACCAAAGAGGTTAAAGCCTGTAAGATTTCTGGGTATGGAATCACAGGAACTATTGTGGCTAACTCTCGCTTCAACTCCTGTGTAGAAGATGCTAAGGCTAAAGGCTTTACACAAGTGCAGAAAGCAGGAGATAAATAATATGCCTATCCTATCCACAGTCTCCGCACAAACAACTCATAGAGCCTTGGTCTATGGCGGACCCAAATCTGGTAAGACAGAACTTGTAGGTAACCTATCTCTCTATTTCAATCTCTTATGGTTTGATTGCGAGAAAGGATATGCTACTCTTCTTAAGCTACCTAAAGCACAGCAAGAAAGAATCAATCTAATCTCTCTTCCAGACACTCGCACATTCCCAATTGCAATTGAGACTATGCTCAAGGTAATTACAGGCGCTGCTGTTGAAGTGTGTGAAGAGCATGGTAAAGTTGCTTGTGGGCTATGTAAGAAAGATTCCAAACTCTTTACTCGTATCTGCCTTAGCGAACTAACACCTGACACCATTGTAGTCTTAGACTCAATGACACAGCTTGCTAATTCCACAATGGCACACATCACCAAAGGTCAGAGCGATGACTACAAGTATGAGTGGGATGATTACAGGAAGCAGGGCACACTTATGGATAAATTCCTTTCCAGTGTGCAACAAGCAAACTATAACATTGTGGTTATCACACACGAAGTAGAGGCAGAGCTAGAGGATGGCAGAAAAAAGATTGTTCCTGCTGCTGGCACTGCTAACTTCTCTAGGAATACAGCTAAGTATTTTGACCACATCGTCTACTGTGAGGTTAAGAACAAGAAACATAACTTTGGTTCATCCACTACCTTTGGTATGTCCTTAGTTACTGGCTCTCGCACAGATGTTGAGATTGAAAAAGGCACAGTGCCTTCTCTCTTAGATATTTTTAAAGGAGGTTCCAGTGCTAAGTTACCTAACTCACCTAATTCAGTTGGACTCATTGGAGCTAATACTGTGGGGAATACTGGCAGTACCAGTGGGAATGTTTCTAGTACTGGAGTACCTAAGGTATCAGGAATCAAACCCGCAATAGCTTCACTTCCATCTGTACCAGTAACTCAAGGAGCTACTGCTCTTAGTAAACTAGCAAGTTTTAAAACTGCATCACTGTTAGTACCTAAACCTAAAACTTAAACCTAAGAAAGACCTAATCATGAATCAAAAGAAATGTAAGAAACTTCGCCGCATTGCCCGCATGGAATGTGACCCAAAGAAAACTGTCAATGATTACTCGGGTAGCATCTGGGACAAATGGAGTGATACTCGCGGCAAATTCATCCGCTACACCCATGCAGATGGAAGTTACAAGCAGGTGTATAAACTATTGAAGAAGAGTTATAAGAAAGGAGAGCTGCACAATGTCTAGCAAGTTTGTTGAAACTAAAACGCTTCACGAAATGTATGGCACTTCTAGTGACAAGGGTATCAAATATGATGCAGAAAAACCTGACTTTTCACTCATGCCTCCCATTTCCCTCACAGCCTTTGCACAAGTTCTAACTTATGGAAAGAAGAAGTACGCAGCACACAATTGGCGCAACGGTCTTGATCAGGCGCGTTTAATCTCCTCAGCAATGCGACATTTAACTGCATACTTAGGAGGACAAACTAATGACCCAGAATCTGGGCTTCCACATATGGCACATGTTATGTGTAATGCAGCTTTTGCCTTAGAGTTACATGACTCAGTAGACTGCATAGACACTAGACATTTATATTCAGCAGAAGGATTGGAATCTCTCACAAGGAGACTAGAAGATTCATCTGCTAAACACTAAGCGCTTAAATTGGTGAAAGCCAATAAAAACTTAGTGGGATTGTAGAGCCTAACTACATTAAAGATAGGTAACTGGTAATTCAATTAACTTTAACTTAACCTTAAATCTTTAAATAAGATAGAAAGAAAATCAAATGACACAAGCAAATTCCGCGCTAGACTCCTTGTTAGATGCAACACTTGATGACTTGGCTGACATGCCAGCATTTGCAACACCTCCAGCAGGTGCTTACACTGCTACCATTGTCAGCTTAGAAACCAAGCAGATTGGTACCCACCCAGCAATTGAAGTTAAATTCAAGCTGAACTCAACAGTGGAACTGGCTGACCCAACAGCTACTCCAGTTAAAGATGGCACTGAGACTTCATGTGCTTACATGATGGACAATGAATATGGTCAAGGTGACTTCAAGAACTTGATGAAACCAATTGTTCTCGCTACTGGTGCAGCCAGTGTGCGTGACGCAATGGAAGCAGCCAAGGGTATGGAAGTCATGATTGTTTCTAAGGTACGTCTTGGTAAGAAAGTAGATGGACAGACTGAGGC